ACGTTCACCGCTCCTGCGGGACCGTGTGTCGTGCAACTCGAACTCACGCAGTCCTCGGGCTCGCACACGATGGCGCTCCCCGCGTCCGTGAAGTGGCCCGCAGTCTACACGGCGTCGGACAAGCTNCTCTCGACCGCAGCCGGTGCGCGTGACCTGTTGATCCTCCGCTGGAACGGCACGGACTACGTGGCGAATCTCATCAAGGGGATCGCGTAATGGCAATCACACGCACGGCCACTTACACGAACACCGGGAGCGGCTCGACCCTCAACATCGCAATCGGCGTTGCACCGAACCCCGGTGACATACTGATCGCGGGGTTCGAGTTCGCCAACTCGGTGAGCGTCTCATCAGGCCCCTCGGGTTGGACTGCGGTTACAGCGAATGGCACTGGCGGGCAGCTTTGGGTCTATTACAAGGTTGCCGATGGGACCGAGACAACGGCAGGCATCTCCCTCTCGGGTGCCTCCACGTCGGGTGGCTTCGTTGCCGTGTACTCAGGGGCGGACGTTCCTGCCGGGGCGCAAGCCATTGGCGCGAACACCTCCTCGAACACCATCACGGCGCCAACCATCGCCTCGGTTCCTACGGGTGCATTCAGCATCTCCGTGGGTGGCAGTCGCAACGGCTCGAACCATTCGTCCACCACGTCAGGCTCCGGCTGGACAGAGCGTGTGGACACGGCGTCTCTGTCGTGCATCACCATGGCGGACAACTCGACGGGAACCGGCTCGGTAACAGGGGCCACGTTCACGTTCTCTGCCACGACGACAGCACGCAACGCCATCTCGTTCTACCTCCCACTCGCGCCAGTGAATACCGGCGCTCCTCTCCTCATGGCAATGTGAAATGGACATCAACATAATGGAGGTCATCCCTGTGATGATGGCCGTCAGCACACCCGTCGTGGGGTACGTGGGCTACGTCCACAATCGCCTCAGTAGGACCGACGCCGAACTCGCGAAGCACAAGCTCCACGTCGCCGATCACCGCGTCGCGAAGGAGGACTACCACCGGGACATGGACGAGGTGAAGGAGTTACTGCGCGAGATGCGCGGTGACATCAAGGCCATCATCGGAGTACCACAATGAGCAAGAAGCTGTCCGTCGATGACCTCGACCCAATGCACGCNAAGCTCGCGGAACACTTCAACGACATCCTGACCCACGGCGAGAAGTACGAGCACGTGGACCGGGAGACCGGCGAAGTGTCTCAGCGCAGGCGTGCCCCCTCGGCCGCAACGCTCAACCAGATACGCCAGTTCCTCAAGGACAACGGCGTAGAGGCGGCCCCCACCTCGAAGCGCGTCCAGAACCTCGTGACCGGCTTGCCGTTCGCGGGGGAGGACGATGAGGACCCCATGGAGGCCCCCTCAGGCGTCCACTAAAGCGTTCCTGCATCGCTTATGCCATCAGTGCATAAGTAACCCCGGTCCTTATGCCCCCCGCCCCAAATCGGGGCTGTGGCGGGGCATGGGGGCCCCCAAGCTATCCCCATAGCTTGGCCTCCCGTAGCGCCTCGCTCCGCTTGGATGCGGGCGGCTGGCGCATGGTTTCACCCGGCCTCCCCGGCCGATTCCCCCGGATGGCCCCCAAAGGGTCCCCCATCACCCCCATGCACCATTCTGGTGCGTTCCAAAAGGAGTCCCCATGTTCGACCCCCAAGTCGCTGAAGTTGCCGTATCCGCCGTTGCCGTCGTCGCCGCGTTCGTCGCTGGCGTCGTGGTCGAGGACCGCGTGATGATCGTGCCGAGGGTTCGCGGGTTCATCGCGGACGTGAAGGCCCGCTTCTCGCGCGTCAAGGATGCGGTGAAGTAATGGGCACCCCGGCTCGCACCGGGGACCCTGTGAAGGACGACTTCAGGAACTTCCTCTACCTCATGTGGAAGTTCCTGCGCCTTCCCGACCCCACCCCTGTCCAATACGACATTGCCCACTACCTCCAACACGGTCCCCGGCGTCGCATGGTGCAGGCGTTCCGTGGTGTCGGGAAGTCGTGGATCACTGCCGCCTACGTTCTGTGGCGGCTGCTTAAAAACCCGAACGAACGCATCATGGTCGTGTCCGCCTCGAAGGAACGCGCGGATGCCTTCAGCACGTTCGTCAAGCGGCTCATCGCCGAGTGGCCGTTGCTCGAAGTCCTGCGCCCGGAACCCGGCATGCGCGACTCGAACATCGCGTTCGACGTGGGCGGCTCCGAGGCGCACCAAGCGCCCTCCGTACGCAGCGTCGGGATCACCGGCCAGCTTACCGGGGGCCGCGCCACGATCATCGTCCCTGATGACGTGGAGACCCCGAAGAACTCGCTCACGACAACGATGCGCGAGAAGCTCTCCGAGGCCATCAAGGAATTCGACGCGGTGCTGTCGCCGGGTGGCGAGATTGTCTACCTCGGCACACCGCAGACGGAGATGTCCGTCTACAACGCGCTACCGGAGCGCGGGTACGACGTACGCATCTGGCCGTCACGCTTCCCCAAGGACGCGGGCAAGTACAGCGGCCGTATGGCCCCCATGCTCCTCGCAGCACTACAGGGCAATCCGGCGCTGCACACAGACTGCGGCGCACGTGGGGCTCCCACGGACCCGAGGCGCTTCACCGACATCGACCTGATGGAGCGCGAGGCGTCATACGGCCGCTCCGGGTTCGCNCTCCAGTTCCAACTCGACACGTCCCTCTCGGATGCCAACCGCTACCCGCTGAAGCTCGCCGACCTGATGGTCATGGGCCTCACGACCTCGATGGCTCCGGTGAAGGTGGCGTGGGGCAGTGGTCCCGATGTGGCGCACCAAGGGGTCCCCATAGTGGGCCTCGCGGGCGACCGCTGGCACCGCCCCATGTTCATCACCCCGGAGTTCACCGACTACCAAGGGTGCGTCATGTTCATCGACCCCTCGGGCCGGGGCAAGGATCGCACCGGCTACGCCGTGGTGGCGATGTGCAACGGGCTGCTGTACGTGCTCGAAGCCGGTGGTCTCACTGGCGGGTACGACGATGCCACGCTCCAGACCCTCGCCAACATTGCCAAGCGCAACGCGGTGAAGTGGGTGAGGGTGGAGTCGAACTTCGGTGACGGCATGTTCCTCAAGCTCCTCACGCCGTTCCTCACGCGCACCTACCCGGTGAGCACCGAGGAAGTCCACTCCAGCATCCAGAAGGAGAAGCGCATCATCGACACGCTGGAGCCTGTGTTCAACCAACACCGGCTCATCTTCAACGAGAAGGTGGTGATGGATGACGCGCTGATCGACGACCCGAAGCATCAACTGTTCTACCAGATCACACGCATCACTCGCGAGAAGGGCGCCCTCGGTGCCGACGACAGCGTGGATGCACTGGCAGGAGCAGTGGCGTATTGGGTCGAGCAGATGGACAAGGACACCGACAAGGTGATTGACGAGCACAAGGATGCGCTGCTCCAGAAGGAACTCGACAGCTTCATCGACAACGTGCTCGGTATAGGTGGACGTACGAGTTCCAACTGGAATGGGGACTTGAATGAGGGGATGCTGTAATCCGACATCCCCAAGCTCTACTGTCCTACACCTCCCCATAGGGGACCACATGGGTTTATCCTACAGGTGGTATAGTAGTTGCTACGCGCGCGTGCGCACGCGGACGACTACTACTAGTGGTACCTGTAGGGGACCCATGCGTAGACACTACAGGTTCCCCTTACAAGTCCCCTTATAAGTAGACCTGTAAGGGGACCTGATAGGTAGAGTAGATAGGTAGACTTACGTGTAGAGTAGACAGGTAGACCCCTATAGGGTCCCCTAATGGTTCCCCCTCAGGGGTTCATCTGGTGGACTGACTAGGGGGCCCAATGGGGCAGGAGCTTGCTCGGGCTGCCTAGAATCCCCGGACCCTAGCTTCTGCTGCTGCTCCACGATGTCAGCTACCGCGTGGACGACGTTCGCCAGCATGTGCAGTGTGGACTCGGGGACAGGACCTCCGTCGTTCAGCACTCGTGTCATCCGACANCGAGCGTTGCGCACGCGCTCCTCGCCCGAGGGCTTCGCGTACGGTGGTGGNCGTTCGTGCTTGATCGTGTTCACGGCAGCATGCTCCTAAAGCAGAGGTGTGGATGAGGGCAGCAAGGCGGTAAGCTGCCTCGCGATTGTACTCGTCCTGTTCCACATGTTGAGACGCTTGACAGGGGCGCAATGTTTCTGTCGAAAAAATGTGAAAGCTCTCCCCGCCCCCGCGCGGGGCCAGCTTCCCCCCATGGGGGTCCACGCATCGGGCCAGCGTCGAGGCCGAGGCGAGGGCCNCCCGGCACCCCTCGCATAGTGCCGCTGGCGACACACTNGCGACACAAAGCACGCTAACGCATTGATTGCATGGCGTGTGTACCAGTTCCATGGACTGATTGAGCCACACGAGGGGCCACNCATGGGGACGCACTAGGGGTAGAGCGAGGGGACATACAGGCCATGCCTCGGAATGGTGGCCGCGTCCGTCTTTGCGCTGGTGTTTTTTGTCGCGGCCTGAATGGGCCACCTGAGGGGGCCACCTGTCGAGGGCCTGCTACGCCACCTGTCGCGAGGGCCTGCTACGCCACCTGTAGGGGCCACACGCGCGCACACGCTGCCTATCCTGCTAGGCACTATCGGGCTTACTGCCTAATCCTTTGGGCACTCCAAGAGGGGCCACACACGAGGTGACGCTGAGCGCCGTCACAAGTGCCGCTCTACGTTACACATGCAAGGCACATGCCATGCGACCTATGCGCCGGTGCATGGGGACGCTACAGGCCACACGCTTGAATCCATTGCACATTTTCGATTGTCGTAGCTGCCGATGCATCATTGGCATGGCGACTGCATGTATTCTCGGCGTAGGGAACGG